TAACCAAATGTGAGGATTGGCGTGACTATTACGAGTCAAACTATGAGGGAAAATTTGAAGAGTACTATCGATTATGGCGTGGTCAATGGGATCCTGCAGACAGTGAGCGTAGGTCTGAGCGTTCCCGTATTATTTCTCCTGCACTTCAGCAGGCTGTTGAGTCCAATGTAGCAGAGCTAGAAGAAGCTACGTTTGGACGTGGTAAGTGGTTTGACGTTAGTGACAACATGGGCGACACAGATCGTCAGGACGTACAGTTCCTGCGTAACAAACTAACTGAAGACTTTGAAAACTGCATGGTGCGTAAAGCCGTAGCAGAGTGCTTAATTAACTCAGCAGTATTTGGTACAGGCATTGGTGAGATTGTTATTGAAGAAATGAAGGAGATGGCTCCTGCTACTCAACCTATTATGGGTGGTGATCTTCAAGCAGTCGGTGTAAACATTACTGACCGTGTAGTTGTAAAGCTTAAGCCTGTACTGCCTCAGAACTTCCTAATTGACCCTGTAGCAACGTCTGTAGACGACGCTATGGGTGTTGCTATTGACGAGTTTGTTAGTCGTCACCAAGTAGAATTGTTACAAGAACAAGGTGTTTACCGTGACGTATACGTAGGTAACGCTGCTCCTGACACTGACTTGGAACCTGACCAAGACCTAACTATTTACAACGACGACAAGGTACGTCTTACTAAGTACTATGGTTTAGTGCCACGAGAGCTTCTAGATAACGCTACAAGCGACGATGACGAAGAAGCAGTACCTGAGGAAGGGTCTGAATCAAAGTACGTAGAAGCCGTTGTAGTGATCGCTAACGGGGGTGTACTTCTTAAGGCTGAACCTAACCCTTACATGATGATGGATCGTCCAGTAGTAGCGTTTCCTTGGGACGTAGTACCCGGTAGATTCTGGGGTCGTGGTGTATGTGAAAAAGGTTACAACTCTCAGAAAGCACTTGACACAGAACTACGTGCTAGAATTGACGCACTAAGTCTTACTATTCATCCAATGATGGCTATTGACGCCACTCGTCTACCACGTGGTGCTAAACCAGAAATACGTCCGGGTAAGATGATTCTAACCAACGGGGATCCACGTGAAGTACTTCAGCCATTCAACTTTGGTCAAGTTAATCAAATCACTTTTGCTCAGGCCGGAGCATTGCAGCAGATGGTACAGCAAGCAACAGGAGCCGTTGACTCAGCAGGAATTGCGGGTCAGGTTAACGGCGAGGCTACTGCCGCTGGTATTAGTATGTCTCTTGGCGCTATTATTAAACGTCACAAGCGGACACTGATTAACTTCCAACAGTCGTTCCTAATTCCATTTGTTAAAAAAGCTGCACACCGTTACATGCAGTTTGATCCAGAAAACTACCCTGTTGCTGACTACAAGTTCAACGCAAGCAGTACTTTGGGTATTATTGCTCGTGAGTACGAAGTAACTCAGCTTGTACAGTTGTTGCAAACAATGGGTAAAGACTCTCCGCTTTATACTACATTAATTCAATCTGTTATTGACAACATGAACTTGTCTAACCGTGAAGAACTTCTTGCGGCTATGCAACAAGCTATGCAGCCTAACCCGCAAGCTCAACAAATGCAGATGGCGGCGCAACAAGCACAACTACAGTTCCAGCAGTCTCAAACAGCAGCACTGTCTGCTCAAGCTCAGGAGTCACAAGCTAGGGCTACTAAGCTGGCTGCAGAAGCTCAGGCTGTACCTATGGAACTTGAGATTGATCGTATTAACGCTATTACCCGTAACCTACGTGAAGGTGACGCAGAAGACAAAGAGTTTGAACGCCGAATGCGTGTCGCTGAAACTCTCCTTAAAGAACGACAAATAGAAGGCAAGAACAATGCTAATAACCCAGAAAGAAATGCAAATGTTGCTAGACCAAGTCAACAACCACTTCCAAGGAACGTTCCAGCGCCTACAAACCCTAGAGGACCAAGTAATCCAACTGGAAACCAAGGTGGAGGAATTGTCTAATGCCAAAGTCCAAGGATCCAAAACTAGCACGAGCAGGAGTAAGCGGGTACAACAAACCAAAGCGGACGCCTAATCATCCAACCAAGTCTCATGTGGTTGTTGCTAAGTGCGAAGATGGTTCTATTAAAACAATTCGTTTTGGTCAGCAAGGTGTTAGTGGCGCGGGTAAAAACCCTACAACAGAAAAAGAAAAGGCTAGACGTAAATCGTTTAAAGCCCGACATGCAAAGAATATTGCAAAAGGTAAATGTTCAGCGGCTTATTGGGCTGATAAAGTCAAATGGTGAGGAGAAAGCTATGCCAATGGTAAAAGGTAAGAAGTACCCATATACAGAAGAAGGCAAAAAGAAAGCTAAAGCCGCTTCTGGACGTAGAAGAAAAACTACAAAAAAAGCTTGACAGATGTTTAAAAACATGCTATAATATTAATATATACAGAAACTTTAGAGGAAACTATGACACCCGAGCTTGAAACATACTTTAACAATTACAATGAATTGTTTAATCACGAAGGTTTCAAACAACTCGTTAGTGAACTTTCTAACAACGCAACACAGTTAGCAGATATTCAAACAGTAAAAGATCAGGAAGATTTATACTTTCGTAAAGGTCAAGTAGCTGCTTTTGCAACTGTTATTAATTTACAAGCTACTATTGAGGCTGCTCGTGATCAAGCTGAAGCAGAAGAACAAGAGCCTGTAGATGTTTAAAGTCTTTGATTTCCGTTGTACAAACGGGCATGTCTTTGAAGAATTTGTAGAAGGTACCGTTACAACCAGTAGGTGCGGTTGTGGTGCTAACGCTACAAAAATGGTATCTGCCCCGTCTTTTCACCTTGATGGTGCTTCCGGAGACTTTCCGGGCCAGCACATGAAATGGGTTAGGGAACACGAAAAAGCAGGTAAACAATAACATCTCCATAATGATAACGATCACGGAGTTTAATTATGTCTAGAGCAACGATTATTGATCAAGCCCCTGAAGAAGGAAACGCTGATCAAATCGAGCAAAACGAAGTTAACGAGATTCAACACGACGTTGAGCAACCTCAAGCCGAAGAACCAAGTTTACCAGAGAAGTACCAAGGTAAGTCTTTAGAAGAAGTAGTACAGATGCACCAAGAAGCTGAAAAGTTACTTGGTCGTCAGTCTTCTGAAGTAGGCGAACTTCGTAAAGTTGTGGATGACTACATTAGTACTCAAACACAGCAAGCACCTCAACAACAATACGTTGAGCCTGAAGACGATATAGATTATTTTACGGATCCTCAAGCAGCCGTTAATCGTGCTATTGAGAATCACCCTAAGATTAGAGAAGCACAGCAGTACACTGAGCAGTACAAAAAGCAGTCGTCACTTGCAACGCTTCAAGCTAAACATCCAGACATGCAAACAATTCTTGGCGACCCCAAGTTTGCTGAATGGATTAAGGCATCTAAGATTAGGACTCAGTTGTTTGTAGCCGCTGACCAACAGTACGACGCTGACGCTGCTGACGAATTGTTTACACTCTGGAAAGAACGTAAAACAGTTGCACAGCAAACTGCCAATGTTGAAAAACAGGCACGTAAGCAGACACTTAAGGCAGCTAATACAGGCAACGCACGAGGAAGCAGTGAAGGATCACGTAAGAAAGTATATCGTAGGGCCGACATTATTAAACTAATGAAAACAGACCCTGAGCGTTATCAAGCTTTGTCAAATGAAATATTTCAAGCTTATGCAGAGGGTCGTGTCAAATAATCTAAAGGAGATTAGACATGGCTGGTGAAACTTCCGGTGCATACTTTACAGCTAATGCTGTAGTAGACAAAACAGCAGCAGGTACTTTCATTCCAGAAATCTGGAGTGATGAGGTAATTGCTGCATATCAAAAGAACCTTAAGATGGCTCCTCTTGTCAAGCGCATTCAAATGGCTGGCAAGAAAGGCGATGTAATCCACATCCCTAAGCCTACTCGTGGTGCAGCTTCTGCTAAGGGTGAAGCCGCAGCAGTAACAATCCAAGCAAACCTTGAGTCAGAGTTGACTGTCACTGTTGACCGTCACTTCGAGTACTCACGTCTTATCGAAGACATCGTAGAAGTACAAGCTCTTAACAGCCTCCGTCAGTTCTACACTGAAGACGCTGGTTACCAGCTTGCACTTAAGGTTGATACTGACCTTATCAATGCTACTACTGGCTTCGGTGACGGTACTCGTACTCAAGCTCCTACTGACGGCGCTAACTGGGAAAATAGCAACAGCTACTACTTTAACGCTGCTCTAGGTCTTGCTACTTACACTGACGACACTGTAGCTACTGGTGACAACTTCACTGACCTTGGTTTCCGTGAAGCTATCAAGCTTATGGACGACGCTGACGTTCCTATGGAAAACCGTGTACTTGTAGTTCCACCTGCAGTACGTAAGTCTTTGATGGGTATTGACCGTTACGTGTCTTCTGACTTTGTCGGTGGACGTGGCGTTGAGTCAGGTCTTATTGGTAACCTTTACGGCGTAGACATTTACGTTTCAAGCAACGCTCCTGTACTGGAGACTGCTGCTCAAAACTCTATCGCTGTACGTGGTTGCTTGTTCTTCCACCAAGACGCTCTCGTTATGGCAGAGCAGATGGCAGTACGTTCGCAGACTCAGTACAAGCAAGAGTACCTCTCTACTCTGTACACTGCAGACACACTCTACGGTGTTGAAGTATATCGTCCAGAAGCAGGATTTATCCTCGCAGTCGCTGACGAGTAAGACCAATGGGGGTCAGCAATGGCCCCTTTTCCTTTTCTTTAGTAGGAGTAGTTAATGCCTATATTCCGTGGAACAGGTGGTTCTGGTGATGCTAGTACAGATGCTTATGCGTCAGAAGTAGCCACCAGCGCACAGACTGCTACTACTAAAGCAAATGAAGCTAGTGCTTCTGCAGCAGCAGCGGCAACCTCAGCAAGTAACGCAGCAAGTTCTGAAGCGTCAGTAGCGGCTGATGCGTCCACTGCGTCTACTGCAGCAAGTAATGCCCAGACTGCTCAGACAGCAGCGGAAGCAGCACAGACAGCATCTGAGGCTGCACAAACGGCTGCTGAAGCGGCACAGACAGCAGCGGAACTAGCAGAGACTAACGCTGAGACTGCTGAAACTAATGCAGAGACTGCAGAGTCAAACGCTTCTGCTAGTGCTACAGCGGCTGCGTCAAGTGCTACGTCTGCAGCAACGTCAGCTACAACGGCTACAACTCAAGCTACAACAGCTACGACTCAGGCTACTGCAGCGGCAACGTCAGCCAGCAACGCAGCCACTAGCGAAACTAATGCAGCAACTTCTGAAACAAACGCAGCAACCTCTGCTAGTAATGCGTCTACGTCAGAAACCAATGCGGCTACTAGCGAAAGTAACGCAGCAACCAGTGAGACTAATGCGTCTACCTCTGCTACCTCTGCAGCTACCTCTGCAACCTCTGCTGCTGGGTCTGCTACGACTGCTACGACTCAAGCAACTGCTGCGTCAATCAGTGCAACTAATGCAGCTACCAGTGAAAGCAACGCTGCCTCTAGCGCCTCCTCAGCGTCCACCTCAGCCACAAACGCAGCTACCAGTGCTACTGCAGCACAAACTGCACAAACGGCTGCAGAGGCT